AAGACGTTCAATGGCTTCGGATCTCGACTGAATGAATATCTTATACTGCTGGACCGTGCTTTGCTCTGCCCAGAAATAATTCTCAACGAGATTGTCTATACCATCAGCAAGAGAGAAATAGTTCATCTCAAACTCTATCCTACTCTTACCTCGCTTGCTTTTTACTACACTCATTTTCTCTTGATTCTTTTATATGCAAAGTGCATTCTGCGGCACAAGGCCGCAGAATGTTTAATTAAAGAGAATAAGCGCGGCGACGTAACGGGCGCCAGACGCGGTGCTAAAGTCCGCGAGGCCGTCGTTGCCCGCATCCGCGGCAAGCGAAGCCGAAACCACGTCTCTCAGCCAAGGATATTCACCGCCGAAGATTTCGGTGTGGTTATACACACGGAACACATCGAGCTGACGACATGCCTCGCCTGTATCGAAGCCTGATGAGCTCCAAACGATTGATCCATACACCTGGACTTCTGAGAGTGCGCTGATATACTGGTCTGTCACCCATTCCCATCCGGATGATGCGCCCTTATTGGAATCGTCGGCTATTCGGTTCACGGCTGTGGTGTTCACGGCATTGCTCAGCAACTTCGAGTGCTTCAGCAGATTGGCAGCACCAAGGTCAGTCTGTACTAATGGCAGCAGGGTGTTAACAAGATAATAGTGCAAGTCGCTGTTCTTGTAACCGGCACCTCTGCTGTCCGCTCCAGTAGATGTGTTTCCAGATACGTTCCATGCCTGCGTTGTATGAGGAATGACAATCAGACCAACGTGATTCTGAGTCAACCTGTACGGTGTAGTTGTACCCTTCATCGGGTTCAGTCCGGCAATGACATATGTGTGACCATTTATCGTCTTCTGATCACCAACCTTCAAGCCGTACTTTTCGAGGTTCTGGTCGGCAACGGCCTGCTTTAATACAGCGAGATCGAAGTTCGTCAGACGAGTGCGGCGATTGATGGTTGACAGTTCTGTGGCTGATGGCATACTGTCGAGTTTTTCCACCTTCTCGCTGGTAATGCCAGAACTGATGGCGGCGAGCTGGGCAGAAGTGAAGTGGGTATTGTTCAGTCGATACTCGAACACCCATGCCGTACCGTTGTACTTGTAACGGTCGTAGTCGTTGTCACCGTCGGAGTCCGTCACCTGCACCCACGCATAGTCGTTGTGGTGGTTGCCTGTGGTAGCTTCGAGGTCTGCTACGCTGTTGAACGTGCCACGGAAGGAGCCTGCATATTCCTGAACCTGTGCGGCTACGTATGCCTTATCTGCGAGTTGGTTGCTCGATGATGCCTCTGTCGGAATCTTGGCGGTAATGGCACCGATCAGATTATCAACTTCCGTCTTATTGTAGTATGAGCCGAGGGCGGTCTGCAACGAAGTGACGATGAGCGTCTGGGCCTGGCTGCTGGTCATGTACGAAGCGAGGGCTGCGGTGATGGCCGAGTCGGTCTCGCTCTTTGTGTAATAGTTGGCGAGGTTGATCTCGGCAGAGCCTATCTTCTCCCAGCTGTAGGTGGTCACCTGCTGCTCGTTGGTCGTACTGATGGTGATGTATTCGTCTTTGACGTTCTGCGTACCGGGGTCAGAGCCAGGCACCAGATAGATGATTCCCATCGTGTCGGCGCTGGCCGTCGGCAACGTCTGCACGCTCTGATATTGGAACTGCGAGATGCCGGCGATGAGCGCATTGATTTCGGCCTTGGTGAATGTCTCGCTCTTCAGGTAATAGTTAGCGAGGTTGTTCACGCTGGCGGTGATGAAGTTCGCAATCAGCGCGTCGATCTCTGTTTTCGTATAGTAATCCGCAATGGCGAGGGCAATAGCCGCATTGATGGCGGATGTCATCTGCGTGGTCGTCGAGTAGTCAGCCAGTGCGGTGTTGATAGCCGTGTTGATGGCCGTGGTCATACCGCTGGTTGTGGTGTAATCCAACAGGGCCGTGTTGATGGCACTGTTGATCTCGGTGGCAGTCATCGTCTGTGCCTTCGTATAATAATTGGCCAGTTCGGTAGCGATAGCCGTCGAGATGGCTGTGTTCATCTCCTGGGTGGTACTGTAGCCGCTCAGGTCAATGGTTGTCGAGCCGATCTGCTCCCAACTGTATGTTGTGGTTCCCTGGTCAGTAACGCTCACGGTGATAAACTCATCCTTGGCATTCTGCTGTTGTGGATTCGTCGAGGGAACGAGATAAATCTTGTTCATCGTCTCGGCTGATGCCGTCGGCAACTCGGCCACACTCTGATAGGTGAACTGCTGTACAGCCGCAATGAGCTGATTAACCTCTGCCTTGGTGAATGTCTCGGACTTCAGGTAGTAGTTCGTCAGGTCGTTGACGCTCTTGGTGATGAAGTTGGCGATGGCTGCGTCCACCTCACTCTTCGTGTAGTACGAGGCAATGGTGGTCGAGATTAACTGCTGCACCTCTGTCTGCGAATAGGTCTGTGCCTTTGTGTAGTAGGCTGTGAGGGCAGCGGCGATGGCCGATGCGATGCCTGTGAAGATACCACCAGATGTGACGGGATTCGACGAGCCTTCCGTAGGAGCCTGGTCGAAGGTAAGCACATTCTGCTTGCCGTTTAACAGGACGGTGAGCTGTGCGAGTGTCGGCAGGTCGGAGAGTTTCGATACCAGTCCGCTGGTAATGCCTGAGTTGATGGCAGCCCACTGAGCAGCACTGAAGCCGCTGTTGTTCAACTCGTACTCGAATGCCCATGCCGTGCCGTTAAACTTATAACGCTCAACGCTGGCGATGGTTGTAGGTGCGTCATTGGCAACAGGAATCTGCACGTAGGCATAGTCGTTGTTGTCAGCACCACTGATGACGGTACCAAGTTCGGCAGCGATTTCGCTTCGAGTGGCGGTAATGGTCAAATGGAGGTCGCTCACCTCATTATACGATCCTTTGAACTCAGCCGTAGCCGTGGAGATACCATCATCCACATACTGCTTGTCGGCTAACTGGTTCTGCGGCGAGGCTGCCACGGGAATCTTGCCCTCGATGGTGCTCACACGATTACCAAGGGCGGTGTCGGCAGCAGCACGGGCCTCGGCCTCCGACTGGAGAGCGGCGGGCTGTACGGCAGTAGCACCGGCAGCGGCACCTTCGCGGATGGTCTGAAGGTCAACGATAACGGCCTGCTTGCCAGCCAACAGCGTGGTCAGTTCTGAGTTTGTCGGCAGGGCAGACAACTTGGCCACCAGTCCGCTGGTGATGCCACTATTGAGAGCATCCCACTGCGCCTGAGTGAAGCCTGAGTTGTTCAAGGCATACTCAAAGAGCCACTGTGAGCCGTTATACTTATATCGCTCGATGCTGGCAATGACGGTCGGTGTAGCGTCGGCCACGGGGATTTGAACGAAGGCATAGTCATTGTTGTTGGCCGATGCAACGACATTCGGCAATGCTGCTGCAATCTGCAAGCGGGTCGCGCTCACGGTCAGGTGAAGGTCGCTCACCTCGTTGAACGTGCCCTTGAACTCAGCTGTTGCTGTCTGGATTGAGCTGTTCACGAACTGCTTGTCTGCGAGCTGGTTCTGATCGCTGGCAGCTGCCGGTATCTTGACCTCGATAGCATCGATGTCATCGGCGTTTGCCTTCTCAGCAGCCTTGGCGCGGGTTTCCTCTGTGGTGAGGTTTCCGCTTACCGTGTCGATGTTCTGCTGAAGGGTAACGTCAGCCGCCTTGCGGTCGCGCTCCTCTGCGTCGATATTACCTTGCAGAAGCTGTTCTGCCTGCTCTGCACGATTGGTTTCAGCGGTCAAGTCTGACTGCGGTGTGGCGTTATTGAGGATATTCTGTACCTCTTCGCCGGATTGGGTTAATCTGTAATCTGCCATAATTAGTATCTTTTTTAATTGTTATCATTTAATAAATTATCCATTTCGCTGGAGACCTCACGCAACACATAGATATATTCGTCGTTGCGAGTGATGAGAGGACGGTAGATTGGATATGGCTCACCATGTTCTGGCGTAACTGTTTCGGTCACGCACAAACGCAGGTACTTGGCTGCAATATCCGGCTCCTGAGTCAGTTCGTAGCGCACGTCATGACCTTCGCTGCTGCACTTAGGACAGGTGAAGAAATTCGGGCGTGGTGTCGCCACAACGAAACCAATAATCTGTTCGTCCACTTCCTGACGGCGGTTGTTTGGATCGATGTCGGTGTCTATTGCATACCATACGAAACGCGATGTTATCTTACCAATCATCTTTGAAGTATCGAATATCATCACAAACTCACCGTCTGTGCCGTAGAGCATTTCGGACTTCTGGATAGTAACCTTTTCGGCACGCATGCCATAAATCAACTCAACATAGAAGTCACAAACCTCCATGTCGAGATTAGGGTTTTGTGAAGTGATGATATACTTCACCTTATCACCCTGTTGCAAAATATTCATATCTGCCATAATCGTTAGAATTTACTTTTTTATATCAATAGATATAAAGTTGTGGTATTACTAATGATAAAACGCAAAAAAATGGGGAGCCGCTGCTCCCCTGAAAAGTCAAAAACTACTAATTTTAACTACCTAAAATTCTCAAACTTAAACCATTAATTAATCACTAAAAACCTAAGAATTATAAACTATAAAGATTCATATAAATATGTACGAAGCGCATCTCGCGATGCAGATTTGTTACTCGTTAAATCTCGCTGCTTCCCAGATGCGACGGCTTACAAGTCCGCCAAGCTTACGGCCTCCAGAGTTGACCCATCGCAAGAACTGTTCCTGAATCTCCCATGTGGCCTTGCCGCACTCGATGTAAGCCTTCAGCGTACTCTTGTTGAAATTGCCTTCACCGCAGTTATAGATAAAGTCGAGCACCGCGTCAAACTTACCTTGGCTGCTGCCAATCCTCTTCACCTTGTTAGCAATAGGCTCAAACTTGGCGAGGTCTTCCCTCAGAAATTGCTCGGCTTGGTAGGCCGTAATCTTGTCTCCTTTCTTAACTCCTGCCGTATGGCCGTAGCCGATAGTCCACACGCCTGCTGTATCTTGATAGGCTGTCAGCCCACAGCCCTCGAACTTCTTTATCGCGTCGATTAGTCGTTGACTTGCTCTCATACAACTTCGTTATTTGGTTCAATGTCGCTTTTCTTACGTGGCTTTTTAACAACCCCGTCGTCCGATATGATTACGCGCTGACGCAACTTGCACGACAGGTCGCCGCACATAAAAGGGGCCATCAGTTCCACCTTTCTGCCCAGCTTGGCTATCTGCAACTTCATGTCACTACGATCATCTTCAGCCGTGCGCTTCCAATCGATGACGCTCTTTTGCAACTTTTCCATCTTTTCACGCAGTTCGTTACGATCTTTCTGGTAATAGTCGCGCTCGTGTCGAAGGCCCTCCACCTTGTCGTGGGCATCTTTCAGCCAGGTGTTAGCGTCCTGGAGCATTGTCTGATACATACCTTGCAACTCTCTGGCTGCATCGATTTCGGCATTCTCGGCCTCGGCTTTTGCCTTCCGCTTCTGCCACTTCCAGGTGAAGAAGGCGCCCGCACCGCCACCAAGCAACAGACCCAGGATGCTGATGATTGAATCTAATGTAATTTCCATTTTTACAAGTTTACTAAATCTATAAACATTGCAAAAACGATGTTTGAGTCTACTGTGTGTTTTTCAAAAAAAGTCCCGTGGGGGACGCTTGTTTTTTACGCGATCGATAAAACTAAAGGATAAATAAATACTGTTTGTTTGCGCCGTAGCCCACGGGATGGATTTATCTCTTGAATCTGAGATATATCATGTAAATAATAACAATGGCGAGCGCGATGTAGCCCAATCGGACCAGCAGACCCTGCCACCATGACAGTTTCGCCGGAACTTCTTTAATAACCTCGACTGGATAGGGAATCGAATCTCGCACAGTGTCTTTCGTTATTGAGAGCTGCTTTAACTGCTGTATCTGTCGCTCCAGTTCTTTCGACTTCACGATCCATGCACGCTCTGCCTTATTCAGCGCGATGCCATAGCGCGCCATCTCTGCCGAATCGAGTTGCATGATGGTGGTTTGTGTCTCGCGAATCACGCTGTCGGTTTGATAGATCGAGTCGGTGTGCCAATGGTGCTGCTCGTGAATCTCAGGAACAGGAACGATCTTCTGCGTAGAGCAGCTGTATAGCGCACCAATTATAAGTGCCGCTAATATAGCAAAAACCGTCCATTTGGCGATTCTGTATATTAAAAGGGCGAGCCGCATCTCGTCAGCTCGCTCCTTTGGTGTCAGTCCGTGTTCCATTATTCGTCCTTAATGAATTTCTCCATAATGGTAATCGCAAGACCTGTCACGGCTGTTATGATACCATTGACTGTTGCTGCTGTTGTTGGTTCGCAGAAATAGCTAACGCTTGCAACTGCTGCTGTCGATGCTGCTGTAATCAGCGCACAGACATAGTTATAAGTTTTCTTTGACATAATGATATAATTTTAAGTTGTACATAATTACGGCCTTTATGCCGCGTGGGTTTACCAAAAAAAAGAGAGGCATCCTTTCGGATGTCTCTCTGTTGTCGGAGGCCCCAGGCTTACACTGGAACTCCTGATGCGCTGTCAGGTATGATGTTTAGCGGTGCGACCGCCTGTTTCACCAAGCCTCTAAGTTTTTTCTTTTACTGCAATATCCTGAGTGGTGCTAAGTCGCAAAGCCGTTCGTCTACGATATCAACCGTCATGCCTAACGCTTCGGCGATCGCCTGGATTGTTTCTAATGTTACGGCATACTTGCCAGCCTCTATTCGGCTGACGTGGGTACGCTGTAGCCCTGCCCGCTCACTGAGTTGTTCCTGGCTCATGCCAGCCAACTTCCGCAGCTGTGCGATGCGCTGACCGATGCGGTCACGGGTCGCTTGTTTCTGTTCGTCTGTCATAGTTCCTTATCTTTCTATTATATCTTGCAATGTGCTCATTACGTCGTCGATGCTGCTTGCAGCGTCGTCAAGGTCGGTGATATACTCGCCCATAGCGTCGCCACGTTCCGAGTATTGGATACTTTCGGGCAGGTTGTCGAATGCTTCCTGCTCCTCTTCGCTGATACTCTCGATTTGCTCTTTGAGCATTCCCAGTTGGTCGATGATTTCCTCAATCGCCTTTCTTCTTGCCTTGTTCATAGTTCCTATTGTTTTAATGGGTGGGAGCGGTCACCCGCTCCCGTTTCCCGTTTAGAAGTTGTAGTCGAAAAACTCGCGGGGCTGTGCCTCGATGGTGAATCGTCTGCCACCGCGTCCGTACCACTTGCCGTCCTTATGCTTGCGGATGGTTTCGAGTCCGTAGCTCTCGTCGCTCTCGTAGTCCCATTCCTGAAGATCGTTGTCGAAGTGTCCGCAGAAACCGCCAGGTACAAAGCTGTCGTGCAATGCTTTCTGTGCTGACTTCTTAAGGGTTGCCTTCATGCGGCGAACGATGATCACCTTCTCGCTCTTCTCCTCGATAATCTCGTAGGCGTGTGCATCGGTCCAAAGCCACTCGGTAGCGTACTTCTTATCCTGAAGCATAATCTCGTGGAACTTCATCTGAGCTTCGAGGTCTCGGTTCTTCGTCAGTCCGAACTCACGGGCGAACCGATGCAAGGTGGAATGGCTCATGCCGCTGGCTTCCATGAGCCGTGAGTTCTCCACTTCGGGGAACCACCGGCAGAGCCATGCCCGTTGCTCGTCAGTCAGCACCCAAGCTTTCACACGTTGGCACCCTACCTTTCCGAGTTTCGTTGTGAATGGTCGGTCAACCATCTGTGCGGTCAGCACTCCAGGGAATGGGTCTATCTTCATACCTTCTCAGTTAATAGTGAACGTCTTTCCACAAAGTAGCACTCCACGCTTTTCAGTTTGCCGTTCTTGGCGGTCACATGGTTGCGGTAGCGCATTTCGTCGCCATCGAGATACATCTGCATGTGTCGTTTATCCTTGGTGATGCAATCCCAAAAGGCTTTCAGATATACCCAATCGTCGCCCTTTGGTTTGTTGGTGGTCAGTTCACTGACTACCTTTTGCACCGCTTGGATGGCTCCCAGATAGTAGGCACCATAATAGGCGACGCTCAACGCATTGAGTTTCAGTTCGTTCTCAACGGCAAAGCGTCGCGCCATGATGTCTTGTGCCTGCTCTATGATTTTATTCTCCTGCTCTGTCGTCATCGCTCTCGAAATGATGTGCTCCGTTGAAAGCTGCGATTACACCTTCCTTGTGCTCTTCGGCCATGTCGGGGTCGTTGTTGAAGATAGTGCCTTGCCATCCACGCTTGCGCAGTTCCTTGACAATCGTGTACGTGCTAACCGCATCCCATGAGCGGTTGGCTTGCTCTTGATACTGATTGATGTAGGCTTGAATTTTGTCGCTCCAAACCCTCTCAGCCTTCAGCCGTTGCTCGTTCAATCCGGCACGCTGCACCTTCAGCCGTTGCACCTGCTCGCTGAGTTCATGGATTTGGCGGTTCTTTGCCGCTATCTCCTCCTTGACCTCATTCTGCATGAGCGAAAATTGGTTCATCACTTGCGCCTTCTAGCAGCGCAACTCTCTCAACTGGTTCTCAAATTCTACTTGTGTCATAGTTCCTTTTATTTTAATTGAAGTTAATTATTTGTTAATTTGACTTTCTGCTGCGTCGTACAGGATGAGTGCTGTCAACAACATCTGCACATTGTCCACCTTGCCGTTGGCTTCTCGTTTCACGGGCTTCATGTTCTCCATGCCGTCGCTCGATTCCTGGAGCATCACGTTTCCAAACTCCCACGGCCATAATGAGTTCCTGCTGAAGTGAATCATCGGGTCGGGAATCTGATGCCCCATGCCGTCGTCCTTCGATCGCTTTACCATGTAATCAAACTCCTTCACGGCTGGCGAATAGGTGCTGAATCGCTGGCTCACGGGTACGATCATCTGCTTGGGATCGAGACCAATATCGAATATCCACTGACCAAGGGCATTCATGACCACCTTGGCATTATAGACATCGTAGCCAAACGCCATGAAGTTGATGCCTTTGCCGTCGAGTTCGATGATGCGATTGACTGGCCATGAAGGGTCAAAGGTCTGACCAGGCACGATGTGGAGGTAGCCCTTGTCTGCCCACTTCAGCAGAAGCTCACGGATGGGGCTTTCATTTACAGCCTTCTCGCTCATATACGAATCCATGTCTGCAAAGAATTCTCGCGTTCGAGTGTTGTATGCCAGATACGACACGCCATTGAGGTCGTCGCCCTTGGAGAAGTCGAGACCAGCCCACACCAGCCAGCCGTCGGTGTCCACGCAATCGTCTATGCGACGGTCAATCTGCAACGGTCGGATGTCGTCAGGCTTCAGCCAGTCCTTCACGCGGCCTGTCTTATAGACGTTCAGCAGCTTGGTGATCACTTCATTCATCTTCTCAGGGTTCTGCCGCGCCTTTGCTATCTCGTCATCGTAGAACGAGTGCTGCACAATAATTCCAAGCATCGGGTTTACCTTACGCCTGACTTCTTTCGATGTCAGCAGCAGTTCCTCGTCCTGTTGCTCCCACTCGTCGGGCTCCAGCAGCAGGCACGCCTGTCGGTCTTCACTGATGGTGTGCTCTGCGTCTGGGTCGAGTTCCTTTTCGAGCAGCAGCTTGATGCCTTGCAACTTGTCGATGAAGGGGCCTGCCTGAATGATGCCGGCGGTGGTAGAGATAAACGTCATCGGCTCGCGTCGCGGACCCATAGACGATTCCACCACGCTCACCAGCTTACCCATGTCTGAGGCACCGTTGACGTATGCCGCGCTGCCATACTCGTCAGCCGAGCAGAGCTGCGCAAAGAGTCCATCCTTCGTTTTACCACCAGCAGAGAGAGCTGTTAGCGAAGCCGTACGGAACTGTCCGGGCTTCCAGTTCACTTGCGATGCCGTAAAGCGGATGCGTCGCTCCTTTGGGTCCATCTGGTGGATCAGTTCGCGGCTGCGACTAAAAAGTATCTTCGCCTGATCTGATGCGTTTGCACAGCAGAAGCACTCCGCATTCTCATCGCCACTCATAAAGTACCAAAACTGTATGAATGCCGACAGCTGCGTTTTTGCCGTCTTACGTGGTGTGTAGAGCGTGAATTCGGTGCATAGCCGACGGAGGTCTTCGATGTATCCGTCGGGGTTCGGTCGCTCAGTGTGCAACATACCGCGTGTTCCTACTTCGGCTTCGGTGTTGATCCACACCTTCAGCAGAAACATCGAGGCGAGCACGAACACTTGGAAAGGCTGAAGTCGGTAATACGTCGGCCCTGTGTTGCCTGGGTGTTTCAGTCCACCTTCGACATGATGCCAGATGCCATTGCGCTGCTCCCAAATACCTTCATACTTAAAGATCACATCACGGAATGTCTCGATGTCGGTCTCATACGTCCGCAACAGCCGTAAGAATTTTACGGA